CAACTCTTGCCTCAGATGTTTTTATACTTTGCTTGCCAGCAGAAACAGTATCTACTGTAGTGTAGTTATAGGTTGCAGATGATACCTGTGTTGCAACATCATTTAACGCATCTGCTAACTGGTAGATGTATGTAACATCTAGCGGTTGTCCTCGTTCTGGTAGCGGTACTTTAGCCATTATCTCTCCATTATATCATTAAACAGTCTGGTTTAGCAATCTATAAACTTTAAGAAAAGGTGTTCCAGCAGCCCCGTCAGATCTTTCAATTGGAAATCCTGGCAGATAGACCTCAACACTTAGTCTGTTTGGTGGAGATGGCTGAACAATATTATTTATTGTATATTGTGAGGGTATTGGAATAGACAAAGATGTTGTAGACAATCTTTCTTTATATAACCAATCACCAGCATCTCCTCTATCCCATCTCAGCCATATATCATATTGTGATTCTTTTCTAATAAAATATGTATTTGCTCCATCAACCTTATTTAGTGTAACAGAGTCCCAAACTAAACTAGCAATACTTCCTGCTTTATTAAAAACAATACTACCAGAAACAAATGTGTAGTCTGGTTGTACTAAATATATTGGAGACCAGTGAGATGTTCTGTTTTTATCAGAAGAAACAATCCTATATCTTAAGGAGTAGCCTTCTGTAACACTACTTATCGGTGGTAGGTCTGTAGTAGAAAGTTTAAATTTTTTAATTGCCTCATCTGCCATTATGTTACCCCTACAGAAAATCTAAATTCAATATAATTGCTTGTATTTGGTGATTTAATAATCGTTTCAGCGTCTGTATTTTTAACAACAGAATATCCTGTTAGTCCATATAATGGATTTGTTGTTGCAATGTTTTCTAATCTAAGGGCATCTAGTGCAATATAGTAGTCTGCAGATGGCACATCAGAAACTATTGCACAAGCATATATCTTTACTACAGTTACAGCATTCCACGTAAATCCTTGTGTTTGATATAACTCTTGTAGTTGAGTAGATGCTACATAATATCTGTTAGTTTCAAAGTCATATGTTCCACCAGTACCGCTGCCATTTTCTAATTCAATTTCAAATCTTGCAAATTCTCCAGTATTTTCTGCATCTGTTTCTGCAAAATCTACAAGAATTCTTACCGTATCTGGAACTGATGCTGAGTCTCCATCTTTGCTAATAATGGAAAATGCAAGACGCAGTTCATCTATTGGAGAGTTTCTGCTAAAGTTAACATCTGCTCCAGTTAGGTGAATGTGATTTGAACCAGCCTCAATAATAAAATGTCCAGCAGAACTTCCAGTTGATGGATCAACTGTTAAGTCTGAATCATCTCCCTGTATCAAAATAATATTATTTAAAAATCTTGCACGTTCATATCTTTCAGGTCTTGGTGATTTATAAAATATTGAGTTATCTGCGTTAGTTTGAAACACAGGGTCTGCGGTAGCGATTACGTTATCATCTAGAGGATCATCTAATGGCTCAGTAATAGTAGGAATAGATGTCGCTGCTACGTTTGTATGATATTGCCAGTTTTCTCCTTGTGTAAAAGCAAATATAGTCTTGCTATCATATGCTCCAGCAGAAGGATTTGATCCCGCTGAGTATAGTCCAATTTCAGTTATTTCATATCTTTCTTCTGTTGGAAGTTCAGCAGTTAAAACTAATTTTTCTGTTGCACCATCATTAACAAATCCTCTAGAAGAAATTGGTATACGAAACATCTCAAAATCTAGGTTTTGTTTATCAGAATAATCTCCATATGGGTCGGAGGTTGCTAATGGTTGTGCCCCACAGCCCACGGCAATGTATGAAGCGTATGCTGGTGCTTGACCAAGCAAATACTTTCCAATTATAGACTTTCCAGTGTTAGTTATCATTTAAATTTCCGCCTCATATATTGTACCACTTGCAGTAACCTCTAGTTCAATTTGTTCATCTGCAAGCATATTTACTGACTCAATGACCAGTTCTCCTGTTGTTGTGTCAACATAAATATGTGCACCTGCTGGTCCTGTTGCTTCCAAAGGAACCTTTTCTTCAAACTTTATTGAAAAGTTTTGAAAGTATTTATCTGATGTTGCCTGAAGACTAACTATATTATTAGGATTATACTGTTGCTGAATGGCAGTTAAATTTTTAATAGGTTGATAGACAATATTTTGTCCATTTACTGTATCATTTCTAGCAATATTAATTAATTCTTGTCCCCCAATGTTTTCAAATATTAGGTCTGCCATAATCTCAATTGGCACAGAATCGTCATTAAAAAGAATTGTATCTATTGGTGCCGTTTTTACTGGTGGTGGGGGTATAACTGTTGCAACTGGAGATATAGTTGCTGGCGTAAGTGGGGTTGAAGCAACCTGTGTTCCTTTTGCTTCAACAATTCTCGAAGATTGAGAAACTGCTGCTTCTCTTGCTGCTATTTTTGCATCTCTTGCTGTTGTATCTGCTTTTACTCCAGGAGCAATCATTCCTGGGCCAAAACCAATATCCCAACCTGCTGCTGCAAATTCTCTACCAGTTTCTGTATTTGCTACTTGAGAAGCGGTAAGTCTTTTTCCAGTTGCATCAAAAAATGATTTTTTACTTGTTGCATTTTCATCATATAAAGGTGTTCCCTTCATTGCAGGATCATTAGTTTTTCCTTGAAGTGCTACAACTTCTCCGCCTGGACCAATCATTTCTGCAGAATAAAGACCAGCATCTGCATATCCACCTCTAAGTCTTGCTTTTCCTGCATTTTGTTTTATAAAATCTTCTTGAGCATCACGCCCCATTCCTGGAGTCTCATATTTTACATAACCAGATGCTAAAGAGTCTTCTACTGTTTTTTTTACTGCAGCAGCCTTTTCTCTTGAGCCATCAAATCCACGTACATTTATACCTCCATGCTGTTCTATAAATTCATCTAGAGTGATTCTTAGGCTTGCAGGACCTGCAACCTCTAAATCACCACCAGGGTCTTGTGTGGCATATACTCCAGTTCCAGTTACATCAAAAATATCTGCCATTTTATACCTCACTCAAATAAATAGTCATAGAAGGACCTGACAGACTTCTTCCATATTCAATATTATATACTACAAACCTGTCAGATGTTGTAGCAACCAAATCCAAACCATCATTATTTTTATAATCTAAAGTAACAATATCTCCAAGTTGAAGTGTTGGAATTGAAAACATATTTATTCCAATAGACTTTTTAGGAGTCATAACTTTATTTATGATCCAGCCCATGAGTTCATCGGCATCGTCTTGTGTTTGTATGTATTGACTATCAATTGTAAATTCGTTCTTACCATAGATAAGCCTGCTCAATTTAATTTGGTCGTATTTTGCTTTTTCTATCAATGGAGAAGTTATAAGTGTGCTCCCCTGCAACTCTGGATCTGACAGGTTGCTTTGTTTTTTAAAGTATTCGTCTACGGTTAATTCATAAGATGTGTCCTGAGTAAATGTAATTCCTTGAATTCTAAGATAGTTTCCAGTGGTATCGTCTAGGTTTAAAGCAGTATCTGTAGCATTAAATACTAAAAATTCTGCTCCATAAGAATCAGCCTGAAAGCCAGATACGGTATAGCCCTTAATTCTATTAAATGTTGGAGATAGTTGTGCATATAGTGCTGGGTAGGATCTGTCATACTTAATATCAAAATAAGCACACTCTCTCATGATTGATCCAAATTCATCAAAATACATATTGTACTGTGGCGGTTGTTGAGAACTTATTCCAGAAAGATATGTCCCCTGTATTAATCCACTAACTGCATATTTTCTAAATGATTCATTTGCATCAATTTCTGTATCTCCAAATACACTTGATAGGGTTTGTCCAACAACCGAAACTGTATTTTGAGAATAGTTATTTGTTAATGCATAAATATTTTCAAACATGCATCTAGATGAACCACGGACAAATAATGCCATATTATTATAAATTGGCAATGGATCTGTATCGTCAACTATTTTTATAAGTTTATTATTAACATACAGGAAAAACCTTCTAGTAGTTCCAATATCTTGATACTCTACGTATAGATCATATACTGTTGGCTTGTCTTCTCCAGACATTCTATATTGTCCAGTAAATCTTCCATCATCAACGATAATGCTGGTTAGTCCACCCCATAGTTTAATTGGTATTGCATTATTATTAGATGAATCTTTTTTAACTTTATAAAAAACAATATTATTAATATTTACTTCTGCTTGACCGTTTTTATCTAACTTTAGATAAGACTCTATGTTTGTTTCTGTTAGTGCTACTATTTCAAAGTAATATCCGTTAT